TCAGGCGGCGGCTTGCCGGATGCGGGTGTCGGCAGTGGTGGCGGCGAGCAGGGCGAGCTGTGGCTGAGCCCGGTCGCGGATGCAGGCGACGACACAATGGGCGAGGCCGATGGTGTCGCCTTCCAAGAGATTCACCGTGACCTGGTCGCCCGGCCGCAACATGTCGACGGCAGGCGCAAAATAAGCGGGTGCCAGAATCGCAGGGAGAGGATCGGCCGAGCGATAATGCCAATGGGTGAAGCCGTTGGCATAAGCGAGCACGCTGAGTTGCGCCGCCGTGAAACTCATCTTCCCCTCCTTTTGCCGGACGATAAACCCATTCTAGCTGATGATTACGCAATTTGTCAACTCAAATTGCGTTTTCGCATTGCAGCAAAAAGCCTCACGCGCCGAAGCTTGCGGTGAGGCTCTGGGAAAAAGGCGCCGGTGGCCGGCGTCAGGGTCGGCGGCGTGTCAGCCGGCTTCGCCCGCCCCGGTGATGCGGTAGATCCGCTTCACGTCGCCGGCTTTCAGCGAGATATCGCGCGCCGGATTGAACTGGTGCAGCACCACTTCCTCGTCATTGCGCCGGAGGAACTGCTTGATGAGGCCCTGGCCGTCGCTGAGCTCGACGGCGACGAAGCAGTTCTTGGTCAAGGGCCGGTTCGGGTTGACGTAGAGCAGCTCGCCGGCGAAATAGCGCGGCTCCATGGAATCGCCATCGACATAGAGGGCGAAGGCATTGAAGGCGCCTTTGAGATTGGCCGGGCGCTCGACGAATTCCTTGGCCTCGCCTTCGTTGAAATAGAAACCCTCGCTGCCGCCTTTAACCGCGCCAATCACGGGCAAATCGCGCTGGCTCTGCGCACCGCCCAGGGTATTGGGGCGCGGCGTCACCGGCTCGCGGCGATGGGTCACCGTCTGGCCTTGCTCGATGCCGGCCAGCTGCAACACGCCGCCTGGTTCCGTACCGTGCTGGCTGAACAGGGCATCAAGCTCGCGCGCAAGCTCGAACGGCAGGAAGCGGCGCTTGTAGCGATCCTCGTAATGCTGGTAGCGCGTCAGGCTCCAGCCCAGCGCCTCGGAGACGGAGCGCATGGTGAGGCCGGCCTGTTCGCGCAATTCCTTCAGCCGCCTTGCGGCTTCCGAGATTTCTGTCATTGGAAACTCCTTATCGACCAACCAGCTGTTGGGCAGCGCTGGCGCGCGCACCATCGGGTCGACTCATCACGGCTATATATGTACGAAGAATACGTTTTTAAAGCTTGACAGCGTAACCAAAATATGCGTATTATCGCATAATCATATAACGCGCAAAGCCTGTCAGCGGCCGGGTCGGCCGATTGGGGAGGAAAATAATGGAACAAAAGAGCAACAAAGATCAATCAGGCCTCTGGGTCGGCCTGCGGCGGTGCCTGTGCTGTGGTGGCAGTTTCGTGGCGCTCAGCCCGTATGTCCGGGTCTGCGACCTGTGCAAGGCCAGCGATGAATGGCAGAGCGGCAATGTCGACATCGTGCGCCATCGCCCCGGCACCCATTCCGGCCGCAACCCCGCCAATGACAACTGAGCCCGCGATGATGAACCTGGAGGAGGCGCAAACCATGGCCGAGATCGTCGATTTTCCCCCGAGCCCCACGATGCGACCCGAACAGGCGGTCGGCACCTGCCTCAAGACGCGATGGTCGCAATTCCTGGGCATCGGCATCACCGAGGCCGGCGAGTTCGAGGTCGTGAACAGCGACATGACCGCCGAGCGCGCGCTGTGGCTGGTGAAATGGGCCGAGCGCTGGGCGATGGGCCTCGACGAGGTGGAGGAGGTCGAGGGATGAGGGCCTTCATCGCCAGCAAACGCGGCCGGCCGCGCCAATCTGCCCATGACATGACGGCGGCCAACGACAACGCGCCGGATCGCACGGATCGCGGGACACCTGAATTGCAGCTGAAGCGCGCCGCCTGGGCACGCGGTGTTGCGGCGGAGGCGGTGACGCATCCCTTGGACCTGTTGCTCGCGCATGGTCTCATTGAGGCGGCGGAGCAACGTGCGGGCTGGCACTATGCGGCGCTCTATCGTCGCCTCGTCGGCCGCACCGAGATGAGCTATGGGCGGCTTTATGCGGGCCTTGCCGGTGAGAGTCGCGGGCGACCGACCGATATTGCCGGCGATCCGGCGGCGGATGAGGCCGTGCGCGCTGAGGCACAGCGGCAGTTTCGCGCGGCGCAGGCGGCGTTGCGCAGCGAAGGTGCGGTGGTTGCCGGCATCACCGAGCGATTGGCCGTCTTCGGCGCGTTTCCGGATTGGCTGCTGTCGCAGGATGCGACGGCCCTGCGCGCGCGCGGGCTGTTGCGCAAAGGTTTGCGGCAGTTGGCCGAAGCTTTTCGGCGCGAGACGGTGCCCGTCGATTCCCGGATATTGCAGGGGAGTTCGCGATGACCCAGCGAGAGGTACTGAAGAAGATGCTGCGCGCGGCCCAGGACGGACCCAATGCGATCGAGAGCCTGGCGCGGCGCCATGCCGAGGCCGCCGTCGCGTCGCTGGCGGCCGTGTTGAATGATGAGAACGCCACGCCGGCCGTGCGGATTTCTGCCGCGACGGCCCTGCTGCAATGGGGCTATGGCCGTCCCGGCGCACAGACCAAGGGTAAGCCGGGCGATACCGGCGAGCAGCTCGTGCGGCTGAGCTGGGGTGCCGAGGAATAAGTCGAAAATAGGCCTTGACAATCTAGGAATATTTTGCTATTATGCAAATATAGACTGCGATAAAGCGCCCCGGAGAGCCCAACGGCTTTCGCGGGGCGTTTTCATTTCACCCGTGAGCAATGGACGCGCGATGGCCAAGACGGTGCAACGGAAGGCGGCCAACCCCAGGCTGCGCGACGTGCATCTCTACAGCCCGCGACCGCACCAGGCCGATCTGCATCGTGCCTTGAAGCGCTTCAATGTGCTGGTGGCACATCGGCGCTTCGGCAAGACGGTGTTCTGCATCAACGAGCTGATCGCCAAGGCGGCCGCCAATACAAAGTGTGAAGCGCGCTATGGCTATGTGGCGCCGCTGCTGACCCAGGCCAAGGATGTCGCCTGGGTCTATCTGAAGCGCTTCACTGCGCCGATCCCGGGCGTCGAAGTGAGCGAGACGGAATTGTGGGTGCAGTTGCCCAATGGCGCGCGCATCCGCCTTTACGGTGCCGACAATGCCGATCGTCTGCGCGGGCTCTATTTCGACGGCGTGGTGCTCGACGAATATGCGCAGATGAGTCCGCGGGTCTGGCCGGAAGTGGTGCGGCCGATGCTGGCCGACCGCCAGGGCTGGGCGCTGTTCATCGGCACGCCGATGGGGCGCAACCATTTCTGCGCGCTCTATGAACAGGCCATGACAGATGCCGATTGGCTGGCCCGCCGCTTCCCGGCAAGTGAAACCGGCATATTGGCGGTGGCGGAGCTGGCGGCAGCCAGGCGGACCATGTCGGCCCAAGCCTTCGCACAGGAATTCGAATGCAGCTTCGCGGCCGGCGTGCCGGGCGCCTATTACGCGGCGCTGCTGGAAACAGCTGAACAGGACGGTCGCATCGGGCGCGTGCCGTGGGAGCCACGTTTGCCGGTGACGACGGCCTGGGATCTCGGCATCGGCGATGCGACGGCCATCTGGTTCGCGCAGACGCTGGGCCAGGAGATCCGCATCATCGATTATTACGAGGCGAGCGGTGCGGCGCTGGCGCATTACGCCAAGCACCTATCCGAGCGGCCCTATGTCTATCACGAGCATCTGCTGCCGCATGATGTTTCGGTGCGGGAGTTGAGCACGGGCCAGACGCGGCTCGATACCCTGCGCGGCCTCGGCCTCAAGGTGCGGGTGCTGAGCGCTGATTCAGTCGAGGACGGGATCGAGGCGGTGCGAAACCTCATCCCCCGCTGCTGGATCGATGCGCAGAAATGCGCGCGGGGCTGGATGCGCTGCGCCTCTACCGTCCGGAATTCGACGCGCGGCGCGAGACTTTCAGCGCCCGGCCGATCCATGACTGGACCAGCCACGCGGCCGATGCCTTCCGCTATCTGGCGCGGGGTCTGAAGCGGCCGCAGCGACCGGGGGCGGAGCCGGGACAGATCGCCGATTACAGCCCATTCAGCTGGTAACGACCCATGGAAGTGAGACCCCTGACGTGCAAGGACCTGCAGAAGGTCGCCACGGCGATGCGCGCGCCCGATCGGCACGAGATTTTCGCGACGCGCTTTGACGACGATATCGCGGCGCTGGTCGAGGATCTGCTGGCCGGCGATCCCGTCGGCGCCGTCATTGCGGCGGATGATGGCATGCCGGTCGCCGTCATCGGCGCCACGGAAATGTGGCCGGGCCTGTGGTCGATGTGGATGTTCGCAACCGACCGCTGGCCCGAGGTCGCACGTGCGGCCACGCGCTTTGCCAAGCGGGACATGTGGCCGGCCTTGCTGGCCCTGGGCCTGCGGCGCGGCGAATGCCGCTCGGCCGCACAACACGAGATGGCACATCGCTGGATCCGCCATCTGGGCGGGGTCCAGGAATCCATCCACCCGGCCTTCGGCAAAGGCGGGGAAACCTTCATCGGCTTTGTCATCTATGGAGAAAGAGAGCATGTGCGCCACCCCGAAATCGCATCATCAGAGCAGCGTCGGCAGCAGCGGTAATAGGGCCAATGCAGCGCCTTCGGCCAGCGACGCCGTCGCCGATGCCGCGGCGGAAAAGGAACTGCGCCGCCTGCGCTCGCTCTATGGCCGCCGCGCCACGATTCTGACGCCGGAGCGCTCGGCCCTGGGCGAGGCGCCGACGGCGCAGAAAAACCTGCTCGGTTCGTGAACGGATCAGCACCTCACATGGACAACATCGCCGACGACCTCATCCGCCGCCAGGAGGCCCTGGCCGGCGAACGCGCGACGCTCGACACGCTGTGGCAGGAAATCGCCGAGCTGATGAAGCCGCTGCGTGCCGATTTCACCTTTCAACGCGTGCCCGGCGACAAGCGCACGCAGAAGATCTTCGATGCGACCGCGGGACTTGCCGCCGATAACCTCGCGGCCGGGCTGTGGGGCATGATCACCAATGCCGCCAATGACTGGTTCACCTTGCGCTCGGATCTGCCCGAAAGCGAGGAAGCGCAAGAGACCAAGGAATGGCTGGACGATGTGACGCGGCGCATGCAGGGCGCCTTCGCCGCCAACGGCCAGCGCTTTTATGCCCGCGTTCTGGAACTCTATGCCGATCTGGTAACCTTCGGTACCGGCGTCTTCTATTCGGAGGAGGATGCGGCGACGGGGCGGGTGCATTATTCCTGCCGGCATCTCGCCGAGTGCTTCATCGCCGAGAACGAGCGTGACGAGGTGGATACGGTCTTTCGCCGCTTCAGCTTCACCGCCCGCCAGGCGCATAAGCGCTGGGGCGACAAATGCCATGCCAGCCTGCTGCGCGCCTTGGAGAAGGAACCGGACCGGCGCTTCAGTTTCCTGCATGCGGTGATGCCGCGGGAGGATGTGGCGCATGGCCGCTTCGACCGGGCGGGCATGGAATTTGCCTCCTTCTACATCGACGTCGAGAACCGCCTGCTGCTATCGGAAGGCGGCTATCACGATTTTCCCTATCAGGTGCCGCGCTGGTCGACGGCCTCGCGCGGGCTCTATGGCGACAGCCCGGCGATGCTGGCCCTGCCCGACGTGAAGATGCTCAACGCCATGTCGAAGACGACGATCGTCGCGGCCCAGAAGGCGGTCGATCCGCCGCTCCTTGCCGTCGATGAGGTAGCGGTGCGGGGCCTGCGGACCCATCCCGGCGGCATCATCTATGGCGGCCTCGACGAGAACGGCCGCCGCCGCTACGAGCCGCTGCACAGCAACGGCAATGTCGGACTGGGGCTGGAGCTTGAGGAACAGCGCCGCGAGGCAGTGCGGCAGGCCTTCTATTTCTCGCTGCTGCAGATGGTGCAGCAGCCCAACCAGACGGCGACCGAGGTCTTGGCGCGCCAGGAGGAGAAGCTGCGCCTGATGGGGCCGCATCTCGGGCGCATCCAGGCGGAATTCCTGGATCCGCTGATCCGCCGGCAGTTCGGCATCATGCGCCGCGCCAATCTGCTGCCCCCGCCGCCCAAGCAGCTGCGCCAACACGGCATCCGCATCGAATATGTCTCACCCCTGGCGCGTGCGCAGCGGGCGGGCGAAGGGGCGGCGATCGTCCGCGCCCTGGAATCACTGGCACCGCTTGGCGCCATCAAGCCGGAGATCTACGACAACATCGATTCGGATGCCGCGGCACGGCTGCTCGCGCAATCCTTCGGCGTGCCCAACAATCTGCTGCGCACGCCGGGTGCGGTGAAGGCGCTGCGGAAGAAGGCGGAGAAGGACGGCGCCGCTGCCGGCGGGGCACAATCCGCCGGGATGGAAGGCCTGGGTGATCTAGGTGCCATGCTGTCGGGTGGGCTGGCGCAATGAAGGCCGGCGTCGCCTGGCTGCTGCGCCTCCATGGCCGGGCGCGGGCGCAGCGCGTGGCGGAGGCTTATCGCCGGCAGCTGTCGCCAGATGATGGGGCGGCGCGGCTGATTCTCTCTGATCTTGCGCATTACTGCCGGGCGGGGCAGAGCAGTTTCGTGCCCGGCGATCCGCATCAGACGGCGTTCAACGAAGGGGCGCGCGATGCCTTTCTGCATATCGCGGAAATGTGCGGCGTGACTCCGCGGGATTTTACCGCGCTTCTGGAAGAGGTGATCGATGATCGATGAGAAGAATCAGCCCGACACGCAACACGGCGCGGATTGGCGCCAGGGGCTGGAGGACGACCTGGCGGGGCTGGTGCAGCAGAAGGGCTGGCGCTCGGCCAAGGATGTGCTGACCTCGTATCGCAGCCTGGAGAAGATGCTGGGTGGCGATCGCGTGGCGCTGCCGGGGAAAGACGCGGGTCCGGATGCCTGGGGACCGGTTTGGGAGAAGCTCGGCCGGCCGGCGGATGCCGCGGGCTATGTCCTCTCGGCGCCGGGCGATGGTGATGCCGCGGGCGGCGATTATGACGGGCCGACGGCGCAATGGTTTCGCGATACGGCCTTCGACCTGGGCCTGACGCAGACGCAAGCCGCTAAGCTGCACGACGCGTTCCTGGAGCGCTTTGGCAAGGAGCCACAGCCGGCGGCCGCGCAGGAAGAGGCGCCCGACTTGAAGGCCCTGTGGGGGCGCCAGCATGATCGCAACATGGCGGCGGCGCGGCGGGCCTATGGCACCTTCCTGGGCGATGAGGAGCAGTTCAACCAGATCGCCGACGGCATCGGCCTGCCGGCGCTGCTTGATCTGCTGGCCAAGGTGGGACATGCCACGGGCGAGGACAGCATGACGGGCCGGGCCGATGCGCGGAATGGCGGCCCGCGATCGGCGGCCGAGGCGCTGAGCGAGATCGGCAAGCTGCAGGCCGCGGCCAAGACGGACCCCAAGCACCCCTATACCAACAAGACCCACCCCGATCATGCGGCGACGGTGAAGCGCATGGAGGACCTGTTCGCGCTGGCCTATGGGAAAATTTAGCAATCCTGGCCCTTGCATCCTGAGGGCTTTATGGCAGTCTCCCGCGCCGTTCATGTGTGGGGGGGGTGTTCGGATGAGATCGTTCTGCTGGCTGTCGCTCGCGGCTGTGAGTTTGGCGGGGTGCATCAACATCGATACCAGCTTTCTTCCCAAGACCAGCGCGGTCGTCGTGAAGGAAGTTGAGATCGGGCCCAAGACCTGGGAAGCCTATCAGCAATATCTGGCGGCCATTTCACCGGCGGGTCATGGCGTCTTTGCCATCGCCAGCGACGGGCAGGGCGGCGAATCCTGGATCTGCAAGACGGCAAGCTGTGTCGATACCGGCCAGTTCGCCGCCAAGGCGATCCTGCGTTGCGAGCAGAGCAATCCCGGCTATACCTGCGTCGTCTTCGACATCGACCGCGTGCCGCAGATCAAGTTCACGCCGCCCAGCTGAGGCGGCGCTATCGGACGATCACCCAACCCCGCTGCGGCGGGGTTTTCTTTTGCGCGACTTTTGCAAGCCTGAATTTTCAAAGCCCGGGGAACCGTCTGCCCGTTTGCGACGGCCCGGCTGACGGCCCGGAAAGACGGCCGCTGACGGCGCGCGCCTTGCGCCGAGAGGTCTGGATTGTTTAGCCGCGGATCGCGGCCGCCCCGCCAACCCCGCGATCCGCGGCTGGTTGGAGTGCTCCAGGCAACCTCGCCGATCAACGCAGTCATTTCTGACATCAGACGAGAAAGGAGTCGTGGACCCATGTCCTCGCAGATCCAGGTTGCTTTCAACAACCTCTATAGTGCCAACATCATGCTGCTGGTGCAGCAGAAGGGCAGCCGCCTCAAAGACGCGGTGCGCCAGGAAGTGGTCGAGGGCGAGATCGCCTATTTCGACCAGATCGGTGCCGGCAGCGCCATCAAGCGCCAGTCGCGCCATGCCGACACGCCGCTCACGGAAACGCCGCATGCGCGGCGCCAGGTGATGCTGGAAGACTACGAATATTCCGACCTCATCGATCGCCTCGACCAGGTGAAGACGCTGACCGATCCGACCAGCGCCTATAGCCAGGCGGCGGCACACGCGCTGGGCCGTGCCATGGACGATGTCATCATCGCCAATGCCAACGGCACGGCACGTACCGGCAAGACCGGCCAGACCAGTGTTGCCCTGCCCTCGGGCCAGAAGATCGCCGTGGGCGGCACCGGCCTCACCTTGGCCAAGCTGCTGCAGGCGAAGGAAGTCCTCGATGCGGCGGAGAACGACCCTGACGAGCCGCGCTTCATCGCCTGTCCCGCCAAGGATATCACCGTCCTGCTCTCCAACACCCAGGTGACGTCGAGCGACTACAACACGGTGAAGGCCCTGGCCGCCGGCCAGATCGACACGTTCCTCGGCTTCAAGTTCATCCGCACGCAGCGCTTGGGGACCACCAGCGGCGGCGACCGGGCCTGTCTTGCCTGGCGCCAGTCGGCCTTGCTGCTGGCCATCGCGCAGACGCCTAAGGTGAAAGTGACCGAACGGCCGGACAAGTCCTACGCGACGCAGGTCTATTGCGCGATGTCGGTCGGTGCCACGCGCATGGAAGAAGAAGGCGTCGTCGAGATCGCGACGCTGGCTTAAATGCAGGCGCGGACAGCAGCCGCCACACCAACCCTGCTGTCCGCGCCTGGTTAGCAGACTGAAACTTACCAGGAGAAAACAAATGGCTACTCAATACGGCACCCAGATGGGTCGCCTGCGCAATACGTTGCCGGTGGATCTGCCGATGGCCGGCGATATCCATGGCCGCGTGCGCGTGTTCAATGAAAAGGTCGTGCTGGCAGCGCAGCCGACCAGCGACATCGTCGAAGTGGCGCGCCTGCCCAAGGGTGCGCGCGTGCTCTATGGCATCGTCAGCAGCACGGTGTCGCTGGGGTCATCGACGCTGGCGATCGGCATTGCCGGCAATACCGGCAAGTATCGCGCCGGCGCCGTCTTCACCGCGGTCGACACGCCGACCTTGTTTGGACCGGCGGCTATTGCCGGCGAAGCGTTGACGGCCGAGGAGATTGTCATCCTCACCATCGGTGCCGCGACCCTGCCGGCCTCCGGCACGCTGCGCGTGATGCTCTTCTACACGCTCGATTGATCTGGACGCGCGGGCAACAGCCGCCCGCCAACCCTGTTGCCCGCGCGACAAGAAAGAGAGTGCTCATGACCGTCTCGACCGTTTCGATCTGCAACCGCGCGCTGGATCTCCTCGGCGCCGATCCCATCACCTCGCTGGAGGACGGATCGAAGGCGGCCAATCTGTGCCAGCGAAATTTCGAACCCTCGGCGGATTCGGTGTTGCGTCTCTATCCCTGGAACGCGGCGCTGCGGCGCGCGCGCCTGCCGGCCTTGGCCGAGGCGCCGGCCTGGGGCTACCGCTATCAATACCAGCTGCCGCAGGGACCGGAACCGGCCTTGTGCCTGCGCCTGCTCGAGGTCGATAACGGCACCGATTACCGCGTTGAAGGCCGCCGGATCCTCGCCGATTACGGGGCACCGCTCGACATCCTCTATATCGGGCGCATCATCGACAGCGCCAATTACGACCCGTTGCTGGCCGAGGCGATCGCCGCAAAGCTTGCCGTGCATCTTGCCGGCAATCTCACTGAAAGCGCCTCGCGCATCGAAGTGGCGCGCGACTATCTGCGCAGCATCATCGCCGAAGCCAAGGCCACCGATGCCCAGGAAGGCGGCGCCAGCGACCTGGTGGTCGATGCCTGGCTGGCGGCGCGGAGCTGACGCCATGCCTCGTGCCTCGCTGTTGCTCTCGACCTTCAATGCCGGGGAATGGTCGCCGGAACTCTATGGCCGCATCGATCTCGACAAATACCGCAACGCCTGCCGGCGCATCGAGAATTTCGTGCTGCTGGCGCAGGGGCCGGCGACGCGGCGGCCCGGCACGCAATATGTCGCCTCGACCAAGGAGGACGGCGTCGTCCGGCTGATCCCGTTCGAGTTCTCGACGGAGCAGGCTTATATCATCGAAGCCGGCGCCAATTATTTTCGCTTCTACATGAATGGCGGGCGCATCGAGACATCGCCGGGCGTCGCCTATGAGATCGCAACACCGTATGGGATCAACGATCTCTCCGGCCTGAAATGGGCGCAATCGGCCGATGTGCTCTATTTGGTTCATCCGCAATTCCAGCCCCACAAGCTGGCCCGCAGCGGCCATACCAACTGGTCGATGAATCCGATCGACTTCTCGGACGGGCCTTATCTCGATGAGAATGTTGCCGCGGTGAACATGACGCCGGCAGCGGCAAATGGCAGCAATGTCACGCTGACAGCCTCGGCAGCCACTTTTGTGGCAGGCGATGTCGGGCGCCTGGTGCGCATCAAGCACGGCAGCACCTGGGGCTGGGGCAAGATCATCACCTTCACCAGCGCGACACAGGTCAAGATCGACATCAAGAGCGCGTTCGGCGGCACGGGTGCGGTCGCCAGCTGGCGGCTTGGCGCGTGGTCACCCGGCACGGGCTGGCCCAGCACCATCACGTTCCATGAGGAACGGCTGTTTCTGGCCAACACCAAATACCAGCCGCAAACTTTGTGGGCATCCGTTTCCGGCGCCTATGAGAGCTTTGCGCCGAGCGGCACGGACGGCGTCACGAAGGACGATCACGGATTGAACTTCACCATCGCCGACGACCGCGTCAACGCCATCCGCTGGATGAGCGCCGGCAAGACGCTGGCCCTGGGGACGACGGGCGGCGAGTTCAACCTGACGGCGAGTTCGCTCAACGAAGCGCTGACGCCGAGCAATGTCACGGTGCGGCGCGAGACGACCAATGGCAGCGCCGATCTGCGGCCGGAGCGCATCGGCGCCGCCGTCGTCTATGTGCAGCGCGCCGGCCGCAAGGTCTATGAAATGGCCTATAGCTTCGAGAACGATGCCTTCAATTCGCCGGAGCTGAGCCTGCTGGCGCGGCATCTGACGCTGAAGGGCATCAAGGAGATTGCCTATCAGGCCGAACCCTGGTCGGTGATCTGGGCGGTGCGGCAGGACGGCGCGCTGCTGGGTCTCACTTACATGCGCGGCCAGGATGTCGTCGGCTGGCACCAACACCGTATTGCCGGTACGGCCGCCAAGGTTCATTCGGTCGCCTGCATTCCCGGCAACGCACAGGACGAGGCCTGGCTGGCGGTCGAGCGCGTTGTGAACGGGGTCGTGCGCCGCTCGGTCGAGCGCATGGCACAAGCCTTCGAACCGGAAGACCCCTTCGACAAGAAGGGTGCGTTCTTCGTCGATGGCGGCCTGACCTTCAACGGTGCCGGGACGACAACCCTGACGCCCGATGCGGCGGCGGCGGTCGTCGGCAGCGACAATGTCCCCTTCGTTGCCGGCGCGGCGGCTTTCGCGATCGGCGATATCGGGCGCGAGATCCAATATTCCTATCCGGCCGAGGAGGGTGAGGGCTATCACGTCGCCCGCGCGCGCATCACCGGTTTTGCGGATGCCAGCCATGTGAGCGCAACCATCCTGGCACCGTTCCCCGGCATAACGCCGATCCCTGCCGGCGCCTGGTCGCTGGGGGCCACAACCATTCTGGGGCTCGGGCACCTGGTGGGTGAGACGGTGACCATCCTGGCGGACGGCGCCACGCATCCGACACGTGTCGTGGCGCCCGACGGCAGCATTACCCTGGAACGGCCGAGCGCCTTTGCCCATGTCGGCCTTGGCTATACCAGCCGGCTTGCCACGATGGACATCGAGGCCGGCGCGCTCGATGGCAGTGCGCAGGGGAAAAGCCGCCGCATCCACCGCGTCATCGTGCGGCTCAACAGCAGCCTGGGCATGCGGGTGGGTGCTACGGATCTGGGCAGCGAAGATGTGGTCTTTCGCGAAGCCCGCACCGCGATGGATCAAAGCCCACCGCTGTTCACCGGCGACAAGGTGGTGGCTTTCCCCAAGGGCTGGGCGACCCAGGCGGTGGTGACCGTTCTGCAGGAACAGCCACTGCCATGCACGATTGTCGCCCTCATTCCGCAACTCACCACGATGGATGGATGAAATGTGCAGTACAGCGGCAGCGATGGCTGCGACCATGATTGTCTCAAGCGCCGCCAAGATGGCGGCCGACGCCCAGCAGGCCAGTCATGAATCGAACGAATTGGAACGCGAGGCAGAGGTCGCCCGCGCCCAGGGTGCCGAGCAGGAACGCAAGCTGCGCGTCGAGCAGTCGCGCGCGCAGGCCAAGCGGCGGGTCGCGATCCTCAAAGGGGGCGTGACGACCGAGGGGTCGCCGACGGACATGCTGCTGGATGCGGCGCGCGAAGACGATGCCGAAGCACGCTGGGCCCGCTTTGGCCAGACTGAAGCCGCCCGAGCCAAGGAGCGCGAGGCGCGTTATCGCCGCCGGCAATCGATACTGGACCACCTTTCGGGCACGAGCAGCCTAGGCACCAGCCTCATCAATCTCAATTATTGAAAGGACGACGCAATGGCGATGGCAAAAACACTGGAAGCGGCCATGCAGGAAGCCTTGGCCGCCCGTGGCCTCCAACCCGGGCCGTCGGCGCAATCGGTGCCGACCGGCCCTGATGACCTGCGCAATGCGCTGGCGGCACCTGGCGCGCCGGAGAACTACCAGATCGCGGTGCCGCCGGATTTCGAGCGGGACACCGCGCTGGAGGCCAAGGCGCGGCAATGGTTCCATCGCGCCGGTCTGCCGCAGGGCGCCGTCAATGGCATCGTCGATGCCTATTGCCGACAGCTTTGCAACAGCTCCACCGGCGAAGACGGTTCGTTGGCGCAGGCACAGGCTGAATTGAAGCGGGAATGGGGCGCAGACTATCCGCGCAAGCTCGCGGCAGCCCAGTCGCTCATTGCCAAATGCGGTGGTGCGGAAGAGTTGGCCGAGATTTTCGGCAGCACGGGGCTCGGCAATGACGCCTGGCTGATCCGCACTTTGGCGGCGATTGCCGAAATGGATTCGCAGTCGGGAGCCGCCCAATGAGCGCCATTGTTGGCGAAAAACCGGCAGCGATTCCTGGAAGCCTACCCGGTGATCTTGCCGGATGGCTTGCCTGTGCCGCCGACCTTCGCACCAAACAGAGCGAGCAGGCTAGCGAACGCGCACATCTCGCCACACGTCGCCAGTTGCTGGCCCTGGCGGCGGCGACTGGTGACGCCCGCGCGCAAAAGCGGATCGAGCAGCTGGCGGCGCGCGAACAGGCACTCGATCTCAGCGCCGCCAACTTTGCCGAAGCCCTGCAGCGTACCGGAACAGAAATCGCTGCCGCGGAAGCGGCCCTGGTGGCGCGAGCGAGAGCGGAAGCCTTGGCGCAGTACGATCAGCGTTGCCAAGATCGCCTTGCCCTGATCGGTGCGATGGAACAGCGCCTCCTGGAAATGGCGCCACTTCTGCGGGCGCTTTCTGACAGCACGCGTGAGCTGATCGAGAGTCACGCGGCCCTTGGCGGGAAATCGGTGCCGCTGCCGCCCTTGGCATCGGAAGCCGTCGGCGGACGGCTTGCCGAATTCATGACGGGTATCGGTTTTGCCGATTGGCTGCCGCTCGCCCGACCGGAGATCCGGCCGGCACTCGCCTCGTGGTCGGAGGCGGAGTCAGCGGCCCAGCAGAGTTACGCCATCACCTGCTAGACGGCGTCAGCCATAAGGACACGACATGACACTTTCCACGACGACGTCCCGCATTACCTATGCGGGCGACGGCAGCACTGTTTCCTTTGCGGTGCCTTTCAGCTTCTTCGGCGCCGATGAGATCGACGTGATCGAGCGCAACGCCGAGACGGGCGATGAAACGCCCAAGGTGCTGACGACCGATTACACCGTCAGCGGCGGCGGGGGTGCCACCGGCACGGTCACGGCCGTGGCTGCACCCGATGCGGCCAAGAGCTGGACCATCGCCCGGCGCACCAAGCGTACGCAGATGGTTGACTACACCCCGAACGATCCGTTTCCGGCGGAAACGCATGAACGGGCATTGGACCGGCTGACGGCGCTGGTACAGGAGCTTGACGAAAAGCTTGGACGTGCAGCAGCCCTCAGCCCGACCAGCCCGCCCGTCAACGTCACCTTGCCGACGCCGGAGGCAGGCAGATTGCTGGGCTGGCGCAATGATGCGAACGGCCTGGAGAATAAGAATATCCCGAGCGGTACCACAATCTATTCGGCGATCGACGCGACACGGGCGGGCGTGGTCAACAGCGAATCCGTGACACCGCGAAGCCTCGCCTCGCTGTGGCGCAAGGGTAGCGATATTGCTAGCGAAACGGTCCTCGCGAAGCCGGCGGACGCCAGCCTCGGCGGTTATCATGTCGTGACGGGTAACACGGCGATCACGGGGCTGTGGAGCGGGGAGGCGGCAGGAACCGAAATCGAATTGCGCTTCGCCGCGGTGCTGACGCTGAATCACAACGCCACCAGCTTCATCCTGCCCGGCGGTGCCAATGTGGTGACCGCGGCGGGAGACGTCGCGCGCTTTCGGGCGGAGGGCGGCGGCAATTGGCGCTGCGTCTCGGCGCCACCTGCCTGGTTCGGACAAACGAGCGGGATTGCCCTGCCATCCAGCAGCAAATCCGCCACCTATGCCATGCTGGCGGCCGACAAGGGCAGCGAGATCAACTTCACGACGGCCGGGGTCACTTTGACCCTGCTTGCGGCGGCGACCGCCGGCAACGGCGCCGTCATCGGCGTGCGCAATTCGGCCAGCAGCGGTGACGTCACGATCGACCCCAGCGGTGCCGAGACATTGGATGGGCTGGCGACGCGCCTGCTGCGACCCGGTGACTATGTGCTGCTGCGTTGCGACGGCAGTGCCTGGCGAACGATCAGCGGCATGTATTCTTTTGAAAGCGCCGAGCAGACGGTTGCCGTCGGCGTCGTGCTCTCGGTGGCGCATGGGCTGGGTGCCAAGCCGAACTATCTCCGCGCTGTTTTCCGTTGCAAGACCACCGAGGCGAACTGGGTGGTCGGCGACGAAATCGACTACAACTCGGTCAACTGGACCTATGGCGGAGCGCTTGCTGCCGACGCCACCAATGCCGTGGCCACCTGCAACCAGACCTATGCGCCGGCGATCGGCAACAAATCGAGCGGGAGCGGCAATTCCCTGACCCCCGCCAACTGGAAGCTCGTCTTCTTCTGCAAGGATTTGCGAGGCTGAACATGCAGCAATTCTATATCGACCAGACCGGTGTTTGCCTGGGCAGTTATGACGGGCCGTCGGCGGACTCGCCGTTGAACGGCGTTGCCGTCGCGACACCACCCGAGAATGCGATGTTGCAGCGCTGGGACGGATCGGCCTGGATCTGGCCGACCGAGGTTTTGCGCGAAAGGCAGCTGGCGGCGGTCAGCGAGCGCTATCTGCTGGCGCTGCAAGGTGGCCTCGCCTATGGCGGCAAGATCCTTCAGATCCGCGAACAGGACCAAGCCAACTTAACGACGATGGGGAACGAGGCGCGCTGGGCCAAGATGGCCAATGCGCCCTGGCCCAGCGATTTCGCCTGGCGGATGGCCGACGACAGTTTTCTCGCTTTGCCCAATGCCGATGCCATGATCGCCTTGGCCGAAGCGGCGAAGACCGAGGTTTATCGGCTGCAGCGCGTGAAATGGGCACATGTCGATGCCGTTCGTGCGCTCACTCTTTCCAGCGATATCGCTGTCTATGACTCTTCAACCGGATGGTGAGGTGCGTGATGGGTGGATTGCATGACACATCGCAGGCGATCGGCCGCCTGCAGGCGAGCGTTGAAAAGCTGGAACATGCCGTCGCGCGCCTCAGTGAACGGATCGAGGAATTGCAGCGGCTGCGCTGGCTGATGGTGGGCGCGCTGGTGGTGCTGTGCGGCATCTCGGGTGCCAGCAGCGGCTGGCTGGCCAAATTGCTGGACGTCGGCGCCTGAAGCCGGCGATGAAAGGAGCAGGAGAATGATTGCAAAAGGGGTTGCCGCATTCGGCACCATCAACAAGGCCTGGGCGGCGGCGATCGCGGCACCACTGGCGGAATGGCTGGTCAGTCTCATGGCCGACGCCCTGTGGTCGAGATGGCAGATCGCCATGCCGGATAGCGCCGGAATGGCGGTCGTGTCCTTGGTCGTCGGCCTGGTCGTCTATCACGTGCCCAATCTGTCGGCGGAACCGACGATTGACGGCGCGGAACGCGCGGGGGTGTGACATGGCGTTACGCATAGGAAGGATCTCTGCCGCCATCGCCTTCTCCCTGTTGCTCGCTTTGCTGTCGAGCTGTGCGACACCCGTCGGTCGGCCGCTAGGCGGGGAGAATATCGATCTGCGCAGCCGGCTGGTCGCCGCCAATCTGATGGCAGGCAGCCTGGCCGAAGGCTTGAACAGCGCCATCCGCACGCATGCCTTGGTGCCCGGCAGCGATCGGGCGGTGCTGATCGCGGCGACCCTGGACGCCGTCGAGCGCTCGCTGGACGGTGCCGGTACGGCGCTGCGGGCCGGTCTCCCGGACATGGCAACGCGCCAGATCGGGGCGGCTGAAACGCAATTGGTCGGTTTGCAGCCATTGCTACCCGTCCTGAGTTCAACAGATGGAACGGAGGGTGCACCATGA